TAAAGAAAGCGTATCTTTTCGACGACGACGCAATGAATGAACGCGAATACTTATCCACACGGGCGGAACTTGAAGAAGAACTTACGCGCATAAATAACGAAATAGCCGACGCGCAAGACGCGGCGTTTGTGAATGTATCGGAACTTTCTTTCGTGCAATCTGCAAGCGAATTTCTTTTGTCTTATAAGATCCAATCGGGCGAAGAAATAAACTACCCCGATTTTGCCGGAACGGTCGGGAACGAAACTTTGAAGAAGTTTACAAATATGATTGTTGAAAAGATAGAAATAAAAGGCGGGCGGGTGTCCGCGATCCTCTTTAAAAACGGTCTTGAAGCGCGCTTTATTTATAAGGTGTAGTAAATAGGGCGAAAAGTGTAGAAAAAGGGAACGAAAGGCATAACAAAAGCGGGCGGTTATTCTCCGCCCGCTTCTTTTTGTTCAAGATCTGCGTTTATAAGGTCGTTTATGTATTCGTTGACGCTCTTTTTAAGTCCTGCTGCCCTTTCCTTTACGATCGCTTTTTTGCCCTTTGGCATAGTCAAATTAACGCGATCGTAATTGTTCCGGTTGTATTCGTTCATATATGCGACTTGGTTAAAGGTCTTTTCCTGCTGCCCTGCTGCCGGATCTTCGCCCGCTGCCGCTTCGGTTGTTTTGGTGTCCGTTTTATTGGACTTTGTTTTGCTTATATCCTTAACGCTCATTGTTTGCCCCTTTCCTGCTTGTATTCTTCGCCCGTCCATTGTGTAGACGTAACCGTCTTGTCGATTTCCCTTGCGATCTTGTGGAACGCTTCGTCGGCGTCTTTCGCCCATATATAAAGCGCGTCTTTTTCTTCGACGTCGCCGCCCCATATTTTATATTTTCTTTCGCCGCCCTGCATTTTAACAATGTCTTCGTTGTCACAATGCGGGCATAGTCTAAACGTATCAAGCGCGGGCGTTCCCCAAAAGTCGCCGATTACTTCGTCGTATTCTTTCGCTTCTTCTCCGGTAAATGCTGCGCCGCAAGTCAAGCAACGATACATTGTCTTTCTTCGTTCTTCGGCTGCTGCCGCTTCGTCTGCGTAAAATTCTTCTAACGTCATAAGATCCCGCCTTTCTTAATGATCGGGGCGGTTGCCCGCCCCTGCTGCAATTATCTTTCTTCTATTGCTACGATCTCCCAACTATTGATCCGGTCAAGTGACTTTTGATCCTGCTTGATAAGATCTTCGTAGTAAGCGACGTCTTTTCCTTTCTCGAATTTTACAAAATCTGTATGTCTTCCGTCTTTCCAATAGTAACCGCTTTTTCCGTCTTTTAATGCCTTAACCGCTGCTTCGTAATTTCTTATTCTTCTTTCGTAATATCCGGCTTCTTTCTGCTTTGACTTTCTCGCGCCGTCTTCGGAAGAACTACAAGCGATACAAACGATAGATCCGTCTTCTTTTCTTGCTATAACCGCGTGTGTGTATTTGTGGTTTTTGCTTGTTCTGATTAACTGATTGTTATAATAGTATTTCATAAGATCCCGCCTTTCTTTTCTATGTGGGGCGGTTGCCCGCCCCTTTGTGGTTTATAAAGCCTTTTCGATAAACTCGACCGCGGCTTTTATGGTTTTGAATGTGTGGAACTCTCGGAAGCCTTTACCCTCTCGGATATTTACGAAGAAGTGTCCGCGTGTTCCTGCGTATCTCTGTACTTTGTAGCCTTTAAGTTCTCTTACTGTTTCGATCTGCATATTGTTTCCCGCCTTTCTGTGGTTTGTGTGGTTTATTGCCTTTCGGTAATTATAATATAATACATATTGCGTAATATGTCAATAGGTTATTGCGCAATATGTGAAAAAAAATATTTATAACAAAAAGACGGCGGGGTTTCCGTCGTCTTCGCAAGTTATAGGCAAATTAGAAAAGCCTTTATTTATGCGGTTTGTCGCGTCTGTGATACGGTTTACATTTGACAACCGAAAGTTACGATATTACAGAAAAGCGGGCGTCCTAATTCCTCTGATCTTTTCTTTACAATCTGCCGCGCTTTCTTGATGAAATAATATTGTCTTTGCGGTTCTTCTTCCGGTGCGGGCTTTGATATATCTATCCCGTCAATTATCTTTTCGATTTCGTCGTTATTGTTCATTGTGGTTTATCCTCTTTTCTTTTAATGTGACGCGTGATATTATATATTATTTTGACCCAAACGGCAATAAAAAACGAAGCGAACTAACATAAGTTAAGCCCGCCCCGCTTTTTCGTGGTGTGATATTTTTCCTTGCTTCTCGACCAAAAGAAGATTTTGTTTTCTTTGTTCCCGCGTCCTGCTGCAAGGATCGCGACAACGTGACGTTGCCCCGTCCATATTTACATAATATAGACGTTTGCTTCGTCCTTTGCCACAATGTAGCCCGCTTCTGTCTTGATGTAAACGCGGTCGTTCTGCGCCTTTACTTCCTCAACAAGTAAGGCGTTATACTTGTAAGCCGTTCCGATCTGATCGCCGCCGATCTTGTCATAAATAGGCATAACGGCTTTTAAGTGTACGGTATCGCCCTTTTTAGCCTCGAAGTTTTCCACGTCCTGCGCTTCGTCTTCTGCCGGATCTTCCGCGCCTGCTGCCGCTTCGGGTTCTGCGCCTGCTTCTTCCTCGCTTGGGATCTCTACTTCAACCGCAACGATCGCCGCGATAAGATCTTCTTTGCTCATATCGTGCGCGCCTTTGATCTCTAAATCTTTCGCAAGGTCTACAAGTTCTTTTTTGTTCCATTCCGCCAACTGTCCGGCGTCAAGGTGTCCCGTCTTTGGATCTTCCGGCGGGTTCATAAAGTCGTCGGCGGGTTCTTTGCCCGCTTCTTCCTGCGCCTGCTGTGCTTCTTCCTGTGCCTGCTGCAATTCGGCTTTTACTTCCTCTTTTGCTGCTGCTTCGATTTCTGCTTCTTTTGTGGTTTTCTTTGCCATTGTTTACCCCTTTCTTTGGTTTATGCTTTCTTTAATTTGCCCTGCTTTAACAAATTAAGAAGTCCGGTGTTTTGCGCTGCCGTTCCCCTATATCCTACAACGCCGTTTGCCTTTGCGATCTTCTCGCGGTGTGCGTAAGACGTGTCTTTCTCGCCTACGGCTGCAAGTGCGGCAACAATGCTTGTTGTAGATCCCGAATAAACGGGGTAATAAGATCCGGTCGAAGTGTTACGCGCTGCGCCGCTTGTAACTACTACGGTGTGACCCTGCGTTCTTGTAACAAGAATGTCGCCCGTGTAAAGTGTCATTCCTGCGGAATAAGTAAGCGCGTCGAATAATCCCGTTTTTGTAAGCATATTCTTTTCGTTTGCCGTTGTGAAGTTTCCGGCGTCAACGCCTGCGGCTTCCTTTACGCATTGTCTTACAAGGGAAGAACAATCGCACTCGGTTTTAACTGTTGATCCCGTCCCGTACTTGATAACGCCTAAACGGTTACTTTGATCGTAGCCGATATTTTTGTTATTACAAGCGGTTATCATTGCCGCCGCAATACGAAGCGCGATATTTGCGTCTTTTGCTCGAAGAATGTTCCAACCCTTTGACGCTACATAAAACTTTTGCATTGATACTTCGCCCGCGTAGTCCTGCGCCGCTGCCTGCTTCTGATCTCCTACCGCGCCGCCGCTTGCTTTTCCTCTTTCGTCAATCCTTGCCGATCCGATATAAACGCCCATAAATTACACTTCCTTTCTATGATCTGCGTTTTCTGCCTGCTTTGGTGTAACGGTTTCGATCTGCTTTACAAGTTGGATCAATTTATCATATCCGACCATTGAAGCAACCCAAACCGCGACGATCATAATAACAAGGCAAATAATATTATTGACCGTCCACGGAATACCCATAAGCATATAAACCGCCGCCGTTCCCAAACCGCCAATAATAAAAGCGTCTGCAAGTGCGACAACGTTTGCCGAATAGGTCTTCCCGTCGTTTTCATACATTTTTTTGATCGCTTCCGTTAAAAGCGCGTTTGCCATTGCGCCCAATGTAAGGATCGTTGCAAATAAAGTTACTGTCATTTGTGGTTTACCCCCTTTCAAACTGTAAAATTGTTTTCGTCCGGTACGTCCTGCGGATCTTCCATTGTTACCGCGTCAAGACGTCCGAACTTCTGCAAGTTTTCGGCTTTCGCTTTCCAATAATAGAAACCGTGAGAAGTAGCCGAAAGACCATAAGCCGCCGGAATAAGATAAACAAGCGGCGTTGTGTCCTTAATCACGAAGACCGCGACTATTGCCGCGACGGTACAAATTCCCGTTATTACGTCCGATACTATTAAAAGGATCTTCGACGTTTCGATCTTCTTTTTTCTTTTGCCTTTCATAAAATCACTTTTCCTTTTCG